CTGTACATCTCGTATATTGACGCAATCTGGTCACGAAGCTGTAAGTTTCTAGTCTGCCAATATTTCTTGCCAAGCTCGCTGACCTTTTCTTCAACTTGCTGATCCGACAGTTTTTTCATATCATCGACTAGTGGGTTAAACATTACTCAAAGTCTCCAAGATGTTTTACGTAGATAGTTTCGCCGTTGTCGTAAGTCCAAAACTCAAACAAACGATGTGCTGTTTCACTTGTGATTACCACATCTGCATTTGTTACAGTTGACGAGCTCTCCCAAACAGAACTGCTTTCTTTTAGGATTTTTGTATTAGTTGGTTCGCCTTCAAATGACACTGTGTGAGGTCCTTGGTCATTTGCTATCACGTCAACTACCATGCTAGAATAATTGTCGTTGGGCCAGCCTGACAATGTTAGTGTAACGTCGCCGCCGATTACATAAGTCTGATAGTGTCCGTTAACAATGTTAACTTCGCTGTCTTGTGTCTGCGTCCCGCCGACGATTGCCTTAAATGTAACAGTGTCAAGATTTGCATTGATAAGACTGTTGTTTGCAAAGTTGTTGTTCTCGTCTTTGCGGGCAGCATTATCTTGCAAGTCTGTGACTTCTGCTTGCGCATCACTAAGACTGGTTTTAATAATGTTGAAGTTGTCTCTAAAGCCCTGGCTATTGTTGTCCTCGCCAGCGACAGGAAACCCTTCGTCTATTGTTTGATATTTTATATTACTAGCCATTGCTGTTCCTTTTTAGTTATGTATTTATTGCTATTATTCGTTGAACTGATAATTTGCGAACACAATATATTGGTCCGCTTCGTTGTTTAGACTTCCGTCAAGAATATATCTGTCAACGTCTAAGTCAATATCCTTAAAGTCAAACTCTCCGTTTGCTAGAGCGTTCTGTACGTTTAGCAATACATCTGCACTTCTACCTGGTTTGCAGTAGGCTAGTGGTATTGCTGTTATGTACCCTAGTTCTTTTATCGAACCATTCTGTCCTGTTCTCATCCATAGCGGTAAGTAATCTCGTTGTGTCTTACCGAGCTTTTCGATTTCTTCTCGCATGTTCGTTGTGTTTGAGAGATATCGAAGAACATCGCCTTCTTGGTTGATTACAATCGCGTCTGTGTCAGCTTTGATAGTGTTGTTGCTAGGGTGATTACGCAACCTTCTTGGTTCACTGTTTATTAAGTCATCGTTGTATTCAACTTCTTTAGCATCATACCCGCTAGAGTCTGCTGTGATACGCTGTTTATTGTTTATCTTAAACCTCTTTTGTGCAGTTCCGTCGGTAGGTTCTGCTGGGTCAATTACTTCGAGATATACTACTTCGTAAACGATTTCGTCAGTGCCGGGACGTTTTGCCACAGCACGTTTAACATCACCTGTGTTGTAACGGCGCCTTTTGTGATTCTTGGCTGCTGCCGCTGCAAACTCGCCTGCGTCTTTGCTTTCAATCCCTGCATACGCTAACATCTTCACATCAGTCTGCAATCCGAAACTAGGATCGTTAGGACGATAAATGTCACTTGGAGGGAATATAGTAGGATCGCTCACGAACTCTCTGTACGCCACACGCTTTTCTGGTTTCATGAGGGGCTGTATATACAAGTTGCTGTATAAGGTAGAATCCAAATCACTAATAGTTAAAGTGAACTCACGAGTCGTAGCACTAAATCTAAACCTGTCTGCGGCTTCTACAGTAAACTTAAAGACCCGATCGAAGCTAGTCTCACCGTCGTCGAATGTAGTATTGTTGCCATCAATTCTAGTCAACCCTTTTTCAGTGCCGTTAGCAAACTGTCGAGCTTCACCGATAATCTCACCGCGATACGATAAACGTAGTCCTGCAGGAAGCTCGCCGTCTACAATTCTATAAAGCAAGCGGCTGTCAGGTAACGTTGTTTCTGCTGTAACTCTTAGTGTTGACGTAAAGTTTGCATTTAGCTCGCCCAAGTCTTTCGGCGTCAGCCACGTTAGCACGCTATCTACTTCGCCGAGTACGCTTATAGTAAATGTCTTTGCTTTGCTCGGGTTAGTAATGTCAAGGTTTGCATTTGTGAACAATTCACGCTTAATAACGTCATTCTCAAATATAGCAAGGCTAACTACGTCGCCGTCAATAAACGACCTAGTTGGTGCAAGAGCTGATTCTAAGAATATTTTAGAACGGCTATCGTCGACTAAAGTGAAGACTAAATCAGTAGTTGGTTCACTGTCTACTATTTCTGTGTTAAAGATTGGACGTACTCTTGACAACGTTGTAGTCTGTGTAACCGGTGCAATAAATCTTACAGAGCTTGCTGTTGCTGAAATAACTTCAACAGGGAGTAGATCAGTACCAAAGATTCTACCTATAGCACTACCTAGTGTCTCGCCGCCGGTTGGCTCTTCTACCCCTGCTACTGCATAATCTATTGATATACTTCCTGAACTGCTGGTAATCTGCCATTCTTTGTAAGGATGGTTTCTTACTACTGTGTACCGTTCGTTGTCATTGTAGATTAATTCTTTGTTGTCCCAGCGTAAGCTATCAAAGTAACTGAGCCTGTCGACATAAAATGAATCAGAACCGCCGGCAACGTTTTCTCGCAACGTAAATTGTAACTCTGGTTGCAAGGCGCTGGTTAGTGTAATCTGATCAAAGTCGGGGTCTAATCCGTTCGTGCTGGCAACTTCATATTGTTTGTTGTTGATGAATAACTTGCGTCCTCTAAGATCCGACAAGTCGTTAATTCCGTCTGCTGTACCGCGAGGTAGTTTGTAGATTTTAAATGTGCTCTTGCCTGCAAACGTATCTTCGTATACTTGTAAAGTCACAACAGCAACGTCGTCGTCAACTGTGGTCCTAGTCGCAAGTACTGTAAACTTATAGTCTCTGGTTACTGCTGGCTGTCCTGGAATATAGCCTGTTACTTCCCCTGAGATAGAATCTAGTTCTGTGCCTGGCGGAAGAACGCTGTCGCTTCCGTCGTCGTTTTGTGCTTCTAGTGAATACGTTACGAGCCCCTCGAGCGTGTTACTGTCGAGCGTGTCAAGGTAGATTGTTGCGTAGTTGTCTGCGCGAATGTACCCGAGGTCCGCTGGAGTAATCCACACAGGAGTTCTAATGTCGATGTTATCTGCTGTGAATACGCCGTTGCTCACTTTCATAATAGTGTTGTCAGCTTTTACAAAGTCGTCGCCCACAACATATATTTGAAACTTTCTGCGCACTGGGTCAGAGGTCTTGTCAGCAACAGTTACAGCAAATTCATAGTATCGGTTAAGTTTTCTTGGAGTGCGAGTAGGAAAGTTAAACCCAAACGGTTCTGTGTCGTAGAAGAAACTACCGAAACCGCTATCACTAGGCACACCAAAGTCAGCGGGGTATAAGTCGTAAGCTGCTGTGTCGTACCCGCCGTTGCCTGCGTTTTTGTCTAGTGCTAACAGTGGCTCAACGACACCTACGAGCCTACCGTCGCGTGTTAACCTAATACCAGGAGGCAACACACCGTCACCTGGTTCGATGTAGTATATGAGCTCGTCGCCTGCAGGTAGGTCGCTGTCTACCGCAGTAAGCTGAAAGTCAATAAACTCGTTGTCAAGAACAAAGAGTGCACCGTTTGGACCTACTGGTAGCAACCCTTCTGGGTCTACCCAACGCGGTTGGTCCGCGCCCGTTACTCGCAACCGTAAAGTCCTGTCTTGTATTGCACCGTCTTTTGATGCTCTTAATACAAAAGTGTATTCTGATTCTCTTAGTACTTCGACAGGGGTACCAACTAAGTCTGTCCCACTAAGACGCAATCCTTCAGGAAGACTGCCACTAATTAACGTTACGTTAACGTCAGTTGTTGACAGTGGTAAACTTAGTTCACCACTGCTGATTGACACACGTTCAACTAGTGTTTGGAGAAGATAGTTGTTAGGTTGAGTCCAAAAATTTGCCATATAATTTCCTTTATACAGCTATTTATCGGATTATACGAAACTGCCTTGATCCACAATCAAGTTAGTTGGGTTTGGAACAGATCCGAAGTCAATGTCAACAGACTGAATTATAAACTCGTAGAAGCTAGACACGTTGATATCAATCTCGCCAAAGTCAAATTCTGTAAAGAAAGAGCTAACGTCGTCTGTACTTGCACCATCCACGTCGCCGACTAACGAGCCGCGGAACGTGCCGCCAAGGAAGTCTGTTGCAGAAACAGTAAGTGCGCCGATTGTGTTTGCGCCTGATATGTTAAATGCGTTTGCATCTAAGTTGCCGCCCAGCACAGGACTAGTGTCTTCGACTACTTCGCTTAGGCTAGTATTGTCAAACACAATGCTGTTGGTTCCAGAATCGAAACTAGTGCTAATTCCAGTGCCGCCCTCGAGTCTTAAGGTACCGCCTCTGGTTAGAATGTAGCTACCCGAGTCTGTTACGACAGGAGTATCTGTTAGCGCATCCGGAGTAGAGATCTCAACAGAGTCAGCTGTGCCCAGTAACGTAACACCTGTACCTCCTACTAAGCCCTTGTATTGCAGGTCGTTACCGTCTCTGCCAGCAAAAATGCCTTCACCTGGACCTAGGTTAATGCCTTCGACTGCGTCGCCTAAGCGAATGTCAAAGTCTTCAAGGTTTTGATTTATTTTCCTAAATGCAACTCGCAGCTCGTCCCCTGTGCCGTCGTTTGCAACATTACCGATGTTAATTAATTCTACAGCCATATCCGTTCCTAAGTAGTTATTGTATTTATCGCTTGATTACAGATTCGAAATGCGTGTTTTAAAGTCATTAAAGTCAGTCGACTGTGCGACTATGTCTTTAAGTGTAGCAGTGCTGATGTAACCTGCTACTTCGCCAGTGAGTCCGTCGATAATTAATGTACTGTCGTCTGCGTATACAGAACCTACTAAGTCACCGTATAGTCTTCCTGAAATACCGTCGAT